GCTCTCCTTGGAGGAACTGCGACATTCGGGTTCCATAAAACTTATGCAGTTTTAGCAAGTGCAGGAGCTCTCCTTGGAGGAACTGCTGATATTATTTATAATATTGGTAGAATAATTAGTGGTTCAGGGGGGGTACTTGCTGGAGGAATAGCAAATATACAAACGCATCACGGGCAAATAATTTCTCCAATTGGTGGATGTATAATTGGGGGTGTAGGTACAGTATTAAGAGGAAATACTACTAAAGGAGTTTATGGGGGGATTATTGGGGGAGAGGCTATTATTTTTTCTAGCCAACTTCCGTCTTATATTTCAGGTAATGGGGGATTTATACTAGGAGGAACGTCTGTAAATATAGCCCAAATATATTTTAAAGAACTTAAAATAATAGGAGAAATACAAACTAATTCTTGCACAGGAGTTATAAAAATACTGGAAACTGAAATGGGCTTGAGGTCAAATAGTATTCATGCTAAAGTGTTGATGTAAGAAAATAAAAAAGTAAATGGGGTATTCACATAATGAAACAACTCAACGAGAGAACTTCAGCAGTTTTAGCATTATCATTTACCGATTTAGTAGGCAAAAAAGTAGTACCAATAAGCGGTAAATACCAGATTGTAGATAAAGAATCAGGGACTATACTAAAAGTATGGACGGATTTTGCTCCGAGTTTGGCTACGTACGAGATTAATATTAATGAAGAATACAATAGGATAATAGACGATTCCAATAATATAGAGGTCAGAATAGTTTCGATAGTAGTACAATATAGTTTAAACCGACAAACAACATCTGAGTTTTGGTATGAAATAATCAATTTATATAATATACCTCCTACAATTGAGACAAGTTCAACAGGGGGATACTCATTAGGCGGAACTGCATTAATTGTGGGAACGCATATATAGGAGGAATTACTATGGCTACGTGCAAAGAACATGGGGTATTAGTTCAGAAAGTTGATGATATGCACACCCAGATGCTGGATAAGTTTAAAGTCACATATGTATTTCTTGGGGCAATAGGTACTATTATGACCGCTATTCTGGTTACACTTGTGCTTAATTTGGGCTCCTATAATGCGATAGTTGTCCGTCTTGACCATGCAGAAAAACAAGTATACGCCCTACAAGAAACGATTAAAACTTTTTTTATACCTAGACAAGCGAAGGAGACATTATGGAAATTTTAGATAGAATTGGGGAAAAAGTAAAAGCAATTATCGCCATAGGTAGGGACAAGATATTTCCAGTTATGTCCAAAATAGTTAGTACCCCTCTGGTTTATAAAATAGGTTGTGCAGTTGTTATTATCTTAGGCATAGGTTATGCAGAATGGTCCTATTTTGGAGAGAGTAAAATCAGTAGTAAAATATTTACTATCCCCACAGCGGCGAAAGGACTTACAAATGTCCCAAAAATTAATGGACCCACAGTAGCGGTTAGGATACTTCCAAAAGCGATAATAGCTAAAAAGTATCCAACTGCCAAAATCACAGAAGATGAAGAAGCTGTAGATACATCGACAGTTCCTGCGTCTAGAAATTCGCATACAAGCGTTTCTGTTATCAATAAAAAAACGGGGGAAGTTACAACACAAATAAGGGAAAATCCCAGCCCGTGGGTTTCACTTGAACACACCAATACCATAGGTATAGGGGCAGAAATAGATGTACATGGCGGGCAAAAGGCTAGATTATTCTATAAACGAGATTTACTTAGGATCAAAGATATGTATATACAGGGTGAGGTACAGGGGAAACTTCCGATAAATGGATCCAATGGAAAAACAGAAGCAGCAGTTTCACTAAATGCAGAATGGAGATTTTAAATGACTAGACAAATTGACTATATTGTAATTCATGAGGCCGATTGTGCATTGTTAAAACCAAGTGGGGCGGAATTTACTATTACAGATATTGACCATTGGCATATTGAACGCGGTTTTAAACGGCAGAGAAGTTGGGTTACGCAATTTAACCCAACTATTAAAGCGTGTGGGTATCAGTATGTTATCGGTGTAAGAGGAACACTCTGGACGGGGCGTAATGAGGACGAGACACCAGCAGCAGTACAAGGACATAATCACGATTCTATTAATATATGTTTAATTGGTAAAGGTAAATATACAGCAGCTCAATGGGTTGGATTAAAAGAACTTGTTTCTAGACTCATAGATAGATTTCCAACAGCAATGGTCAAAGGACATCGTGAATTTGATACCGCTATTGCCCAGGGCAAAACCTGTCCTGATTTCGATGTACAAGTATGGATAAAGAATAATATGGAACCAGTGCCAAACCATGTTCAAGAGCTATAACATTAATTATATTACTAAAGCTGAAAGGATATACTAATGGGATTTGAATTTAAATATTCCGCACCTGCTACAGTATCTAAATTTATACAATCTATTCATAAGAACGCTTTTATACTCGGTCCAATTGGTTCAGGTAAATCTGTTGGTTGTTGCATAAAAATATTTAGAATAGCACTAAGCCAGGCTCCAGGCAAGGACGGAGTAAGACGTACAAGGTTTACCATTGTTAGAAACACAAGGGACCAGTTAAATGATACTACCCTAAAGACTTGGCAGAAGTGGTTCCCTGATGGACCTCTAGGAAAGTATAAAGTATCGGATCGTACCTATGTTATGAATTTTATACCCCCTGATGGAATACCAGTTCATAGCGAAGTTATGTTCAGAGCTCTTGACGATGCTGCTGACGTTGCCAAAGTTCTTTCTATGGAAGTAACTGCAGCATGGTTAAACGAATGCCGTGAGATACCCAGAGAGATCGTAGAAGCACTAGGTAGTAGATGCGGACGATACCCGGACGACGAACAACGACCAGATGATATGCCCAAAGCGCAATGGCCTACGTACTATGGTTTATTTGGGGATACAAACGCCCCAGAAGAAGATTCGTACTGGGCTCATGTATTTGACCATACCTCGATTGATGAAGATAACGAGAACTCAGTACTGGTATGTGAAACATTTGTTCAACCTGCAGGAGATTCTCCACACCCAGAAAATATAGAGCATTTACCAGTGGGATATTATGAACAGAATGGTAGGTCTGACGAATGGTTTAGAACTATGGTTCAGGTCCAATATGCGAGATCTATTAAAGGGAAACCAGTATATGAAAAAACATTTAGACCAGAACGGCACATTTCTAAAGTGCAGTTAAAATACAATCCAAACCTCCCGCTTATCATAGGGCAAGATTGCGCAAGGTCTCCAGCTGCAGTATTTATGCAGATGAACCCGAATGGAAGGATTAATATTTTGTCAGAGGCCACAGGGTTTGATATGGGGGCTAAAACTTTTATTAGTATGAAAATACGACCAGTACTACGAAATAGAGGGTTTGAGGGTTCCTTAGTTTTTATTGGAGACCCAAGTTGGGTGCAACAAAATAATACAGATGATAATTCATGGAAAAAAGAATTAACCGCGCAGTTTAAGAAAGATGAAAATAACCATGTTAAATCAGCAGAAACTAACGACCCTATCCGTAGGATCACGGCTCTTGACGATGCGCTTAGAACCTATCCTGAGGGGGACCCTTTAGTTATGATTGACCCCTCATGTACGTGGTTACTCCAAGGGTTGAGAAGCAGATATAGGTACGGAAGAATTAAGGGTTCGGATAATAAGTATCATGACCGCCCAGAGAAAAATAACTGGTCGCATGTGGTAGAAGCGGCCCAATATGCAGTGTTGTTTCTCACTGGTAAATATTATAGGGTTGATGATTATATAAAAATAAACTACAATATGTTCACTAACAGAACAACATATAGACCTGCGGATTCACGAGTAGGCTATTAAGGAGATAATCATGGAGTTCAATGAAGAGGCATTATCTAAATTAGGATGTACCATGAAAGCCAAGTTCGATACGGCAGCTGCAGATAGAGTAGTTCTGGAACAGCAATGGCTTAAAAATCTTCGCCAGTATAGGGGTAAGTATGATCCAGAGGTAGAGGATCTAATTCCAAAAGAACGTAGTAAAGTATACCCACGAGACACATATGTAAAAATTGTTACCTTCGTCGCAAAAATGATGGAGATGATGTTCCCCGCAACAGAAAGTAATTACAGTATCAATGCTACCCCTTACCCAGATATTTCCCAGGAAAACTTACAGAGTATCATTGATGGCTTACGTAATGAGAAAAAACAGGCGATGATGTCACAGGTTCAACAGAATCCTGAAATGGCCCAACAGATGCAGGACCCTGCAGTATTTGAACCAGAGGCTAAAGATATTGAACTTGCAGTAAAAACGTTTGCTGATGAACGCGCTGATAATATGATGAAAGAATGCCAGGATCAATTAGCTGAAATAGATCATCCAGATTTGAGTAAACGAGTATTGAGTAGTGGAGCTAAATATGGGTTTGGAATTACAAAAGGACCCTTGGTTAAATATGAAAAAACAAGAGAATGGGTGAGAGGAGCCGATGGAGTATTTACTGCAGTAGAAAACGAAGAACCTCGCCCATACTATGAACACGTAAAGGTATGGGATATATTCCCAGATCTCGCTGCTAAACATTGGCATGATCAAGAAGGTATATTTGAGCGTATCGTATTTGCGCGCCACCAACTCGCTGCACTCGCAGATCGTGAAGATATGATATCCAAAAATATCAAGAAGTACTTACGGGATAATACTGCTGGTAACTATAAATCAAGAGCATTTGAAACACAACTAAATGTCCTTAATCTTACAGCTAATCTAAACAAAAGGGATGCTCGTAAGTATGAGGTTATTCGTTATTTTGGATATCTTTCTGGTCACGAGCTTAAAGCTATTGGAGTTAAAATAGGGGATAATAAGCTGCACCAAGATATACTATCAGATATATGGTTGCTTGAGAATACCCCTATTAAAGCAGAACTCGCAGCATTTGGGGAAAAACCAAGCGATATGTACCATGCCTTTATTCATATGGACGATGAAGATTCGGGCCTAACAGGTATCGGTCTCCCAGAAATTCTGCGCGATACACAGATGTCAAGATGTGGAGTCCGCAGAATGATTATGGATAATGGGGCAGCAGTTGCAGGTCCTATATGGGAAGTAAATGAAGACCTCCTATCTAGAGGTAAAGAGGTTCCCACTATTCACTCGTTCGCAACTATATACCGCGAAGGTACAGGACCTGATGCCCAGGTACAGGCTATCCGTCAATTGAATACGGAATCACATCTTTCGGAGTTACTCGCTGTTGAGGCTGAGCTTAAAAAGGATATTGATGTAGAGAGTAACCTACCCTCTTGGACAGTCGGTAATGCACAACCCTTAGGAGAAGCATTTAGAACTTCACAGAACATGTCACAAATGACAGGTGGAGCAAACATTATTACAAAAGATAACGTTCGCAGTTTTGATAATTATACTAAATCCCTTATAGGGTCACTGGTAAATTGGAACATGGAATTTAATAGTCGCGAAGAGATTAAGGGTGATTATGAAGTACAACCTAGAGGTACTATTTCATTAGTGGCTAAAGAAGTACGTGGGGCAGCATTGGATCAATTAGCTTCTACTATGACTCCAGAAGATCGTCAGTATGTGGATGGCAGGGAACTATTAATATCAAGATTTAAATCGCGTGATCTTGATCCTAATATTGTTAAGACAAAAGAAGTATGCGCCCAAATTGATTCAAGTAATGCTCAAGCAGCAGCAGCTAAATCGCAGTTAGAAGATGGTATGACCACAGCTAAAACTCAGGATCTATCGGCTAAAGCACAAAAAACTACAGTTGAGGCTCAAGCAACTCAATCTCAGAATCAGGCAAAAATTGCGGAATTGCTATCTAAGGTAGAAGGGAATTTAGCTAGCGCAAAATCAATGAAAGAAAAATCAACCCTGGAAACAATGAAAACACTACTCGAAACTTTGAAAGGAGAAGAAACAAGTGGACAACCTACGCAGAACAGAAGTAGAAGCAAAACTACGAAACCTACAAATAAGTGAGTATGGAATGCTATTAAAAGAATGGGTACAGGGAGAATTTGAAACAGTAAAAGAAAAATTAGTAGATGATCCATCTGAACAAAATGCAGGAAAGGGGCGGGTGTTAAGAAAAATTTATAAAACACTTTTTTAAATACCCTTGCTTTACGCTAAGTAACTAATATACTATATATGCAGAAAGGAGTTTATTTTTATGATTAAAAAATTAGAGGAAGTTGAACCCACAACGAATGATGAATTTGACAAGTTTTTTGCTGATGCAATTATTGAGAAAGGGGAAGAGACTATAGAAGAGATTCCTGAGGAGGAACCAAAACCAAAAGAAGAGATTCCTGAAGAGGAACCAAAACCGAAAGAAGAGATTCCTGAAGAGGAACCAAAACTGAAAGAAGAGATTCCTGAAGTAAAAGAAGAACCAAAAGAAGATCCAAGAATTGCAGAGCTTATGAATAAGATTGCGCTTTTGGAAAAGCAAGTAGCAGAACCAGCAAAGAAAGAAGAAGCACCTAAGGGGCCAACTCCTGAGGAAATCGCAGCGCTGAAAGATGAAGAGGTATTCGTAAAGAAATTCGAAGAAGACTGGGGCGATCATGCAGCGATGTTTAAAATTCAGCAGAAAAAAATTATCGACTCAGTAACAGATGTTCTTTCTAAAACGCTTGGGCCAATAGTCGAAAAAATTAATAAGACCGAATCAGTAGTAGCTGAAACTGAATCTGAGAAATTGATGAACGCTGTTTTATCAGTTCATAAAGATGCGATCACACTACTCCCTGAGATTGAGAAGTGGTCGAAATCACTTCCTAAGTATCAGCAGAAAGCCGCAGATGATATCCTGGATAAAGGGACTCCGAAAGATATCATTGAGCTTTATGATTCGTTTAAAGAAGCAACAGGCAGAAATAAGAAAGAAGAAACCCCTGTTGTTCCACCAAAAGAATCAGATGAAGACAAACACCGGAGGCTCAAATCCCTTGAATCTCCAAGAGCCTCGCGCACTGGAGTAGCGGCAGCTGTAGATCCAACAGACTTTAACGGAGCATTTGAAGAAGCTTTGAAAGTCGTATAATACAAAAAGGAGTTAGTCATGGCAATCACAGTTTATGGAGACATTACCCCGCGTACCGCTGCTTACGCAGTGGCTCAGTTGCTCAAAAGAGCTCTTCCTTACCTCGTACTTGAAAAATGGGGACAAGCATATCCTATCCCATCGAACAGCACAAAGGTAGCGAAATTCCGTCGGTATGAGGCACTTCCTCTTGCGACCACACCACTTTCTGAGGGCGTAACTCCTTCAGGTAAAAACCCTGTAGTAACAGACTACACTGCAACACTGGCACAGTATGGCGATTTCGTCATTATCACTGACGTAATTATGGATACCCATGAAGATCCAGTCCTGCAACAGTATATGCAGATCATCGCAGAACAAGCTGCTCAGACCGTTGAGTCTGTACGTTTCAACATCCTGAAAGCTGGTACAAACGTTTTCTATGCAAACGGGACAGTTCGTACAGACGTTAATACGGCTATTACCCTGGGTATGCAGCGCAAGATTACTCGTGCATTCAAACGTCAGAACGCTGGTTACATTACTCAGCAGACTGCAAGTTCTCCTTCGTATGGAACACTGCCAACACGCGCTGGTTACATTGGTTACATTCATCCAGATGTCGAGAACGATGTACGCGCAATTTCTGGATTTAAAGATGCTGTAAACTATGCATCGCAGGTCCCTGCTGACGAGTTCGAAATTGGCGCAGTTGAGGATACACGTTATATCCGTTCTACCGTAGCAACTTCGTTTGCTGATGGTGGCGGTGCAAAAGGTCTGATGGTTTCGACTACTGGCGTTTTGGCTGACGTATACCCTATCCTGTTCTTTGCAAAAGATGCTTATGGTCTGGTTCCACTGAAGGGTAAAGATTCTATTACCCCTATGGTTAAGAATCCGAATCAGCCAGTACAGGGTGATGAATTGGGTCAGAGAGGGTTCGTAAGCTGGAAGGTAATGACCACAGCTGTTATCCTTAACCAACTCTGGATGGCACGTCTTGAGTGTGCAGCAACAGAACTATAATATTAACCTAAGGGGTCTATCGGAATACCGATAGACCTCCACAACTTATTAAAAGGAGAATTACCATGTTATATTATGCTTCAGCAGTAGGACTTGGCGATGTTTTTGGTTCAGTACTAAGATCGATTATCGGTACACGTAATTTTATTAGCGGGGCTCTTGGTGTTGGCACAAACAAACACCATATTGATCTTGACGCTGCAGTTGATTTTTGTATTGATGGTGTACTTAAACACGTAGCTATTACCGCAGACTGTTTTACACATACCGACGTAACAGTTCAGCCTGCATATACAACTAAAGCATATCTTTGCTGCTTTGATGCAAGCGGTACAGCTTTGGTTGTTGCTGGTAATGCGTGTACTACGGATTCTGGTTTGGTTAATATTACTTCTAATACTGGTGTAGCTAAACTTCCTCCAGTACCCGCAGGTTATTGCCCAATTGGTTATGTTAAAGTAGTAACAGCAAATACTACGTTTACTCCTGGTACATCTGACCACGATAAAGCTGCATGCACATTTACTTTTGTTGATCTGTCTTGCATTCCAGCATCTACAGTAGTGTAAGGGGGAAATAAACCATGTCAACCAAAGTTAGTGTAATGTCCAAAGCACATAATCCCGATCAAATTGATCTTTTTGAAGCGATTCTAAATGATATGACGACACTGCGTACAGCACTCGCAGCCTCAGATATGGTTGCGTTTGTGGCTAATGTTACTGCGATGCAAGCGGATATCGCAGCATTGAGAGGATGTTTGCTTAGGGTCCAAGCTGATGAATCAGCCTTGCGCACAACAGTAGCAGCTGTCCAGACCGATGTAGCGGCTATATACACTGGGTACGCAGCTCTGGTAGCAAAACTTAATTTAGATGTTGGTGTAACCGACGCAGACTATGCTAATCCAGCGGCTAAGACTTCTGCTGCTCCTGCAGCATTAACCTCGTCTGCTCCAGCAGCTGTTACGTCTGCAGTTCCAGCAGCTATTTCTGTTACTGATCCAGACGCGCTTACTCTTATTATGTAGGAAGTAAACAGGGTGGGAACTCACGAGCCCACCCTGTTTTTATTTGAAGGAGTCTATCATGGGGATTTATTGTAAGGAAATGATTAAAATAGGTAAGGCATCAGATGGATATGTTATTGAGGTATGTGTCCCTAAGAAATGTGACGAAAAGAAAAAAGGTAGGATAGAACCTATGAGATCAATGGAATTTGAGGAAATGTTTGTTGCTAAGAATGAGGATGAAGTAGCAGCAAAGATCAAAGAAATTCTTCCTAAACTTGACGGTGAATATAGTACAGAGAAAGAATTTGCAGCAGCGTTTGGCAAAGCAGTAATGGAGGAAAAGGAAGATGATTAACAACTTCCCTCCACCTTCAGTAGTAAATGCAGTTCGTGATCTTGGGCAACGTAGAGTAGATAAGATCATGAATGAAATGAATATTAAAGATATTCCAGAAGAGGAACTATGTGTTTTATCAGAAGAACATGGAGATTATTTTGTACTCTCAATTAATGGGGTTGTAAAACATCTACCAACTGGTGTAAAATTACATTTATCAGAAGCAGAGAAGCACGTTCTTCGGAACGCAAATATCATTGAAGAAAAGGAGTAACAGTTATGAGTGAAGATTTTGGCTTCGGGCCTGGAGTAACCCAATCTGAGAACGAAAGTAAAGCAGTAGTAATCAACCCAAAGGGTCCAGGAAAGAACACAATTAAAGCGCAGAAACGGTATGATATTAGAATTGATCCTCAAGATGGAGAACCAAGAGATATCAAGATAGGCGTAAATGGTAAGGTGTATCAAATATGGAGAGGTGTAGTTGTAGCCGTTCCTGAGGAAGTAGTAGAAGTATTGAAGAATGCAGTTGCTGCAAAACTCGTTACCATGTTTGATCCAAAGAGTGGCGCACCTACTGGACAAGAATGGCAAGATCAATCAGCGGTCCCTTATTCTATCCTTAGAGGTCCTTACTAAGAGGTACGGTCATGAACAAGAAAGAAATACGCAATGAGTTCAGAACATTGATTGATGATCTTATTCAACCTTATGGGTGGGATGATACTATTGTTGATGCATATCTATCTGAAGGGATGGATGCTCTTTGCGAGGATACTGGTTTTTTCATAGATTTTTCGAATTACAAAATTATAACCATAGCCAATACCCCTTCCTATGAAGTTGATGCTTCAGGTAGGGTCATTGAGGTTCTTGAAGTTTGGAACGCCACAACGAATACACGACTATCGCAGTTTGACGAAAGTGATCGTCCTGACTTGATCCCGATTTGGGACTCTCCAGCGACTACACCTTTTTCATGGCAGTGCGATCAGGAAACAGGATTCATTACTATGTTTCCTGTACCTAGTACAGATGGTCAAATATTTAAACTGAGGGTGTGGCGTAGAGAAGTAATTCCATTTGAAGACCTGGGGGAGGAAGATAGCCCAAAGATTCCCCCTACTATTCATCGTGGGATTATTGAGTATGCAGCGTTTAAGGCTTATATGCATCATGACCGCGAACAAACGAATATGCCTAAAGCGTTAGATCATAAAAATCTGTATGATATGTTGTATGTAGCACGAGGTAAGAAACTATTCAAGCGGCAAAAGGCAACGCATATTCGTTGCGCTCCTGACAAGTTATACACCTTTCGATAATGGCAACTAAAACTATATCATATCAAAATTGTTTGGGTATAAACACACGAAAGAATTTAGAAGATATTAAATCTCCTATAGCACCAAAGCCTTACCCTGCAGAGTTTGATGCATTGGCATATGAAGTTAGTGTTGCGAATAATATTGATATTGACGCTGCTAGTATGCCCTCACGAAGAAACGGATTCGAAGCGTTAGATGAAGTCCCTACATATAGCCTATGGGCTAACCACGAAAAAACTATAGCCTTTTGTGTAAGGAATTCGTTTATATGTCGGATCTTATTGGACCTTACATTCAACCCATTACGGGAGGTACAGAGCAATGATTTCATCTTCCAAGAAACTCCAGACGGTATATACGCATCTAATGGGCAATCCATTTACTGTATCAAGGATCTATCGGTTGATGATCTGCTTCTGGTAGACCAACCATTTAAAGCGCAAATGCCTGCATGCACTATTATGGAATATTTCCGTGGGCGTTTGTATGCAGTTGTTGGAAAGGTATTATGGTTTTCTGATGCGTTTAGATTCTTTAAACGTGATATGAGAACTAATTTTAAAGTATTCCCCTACGACATTGATATGGTAGCTGCTACAATTGATGGACTGTATGTATCTGCAGGGGGAATTACTTATTTCCTCGTAGGGGATAATCCACATAAGTTTGATCTTCGTTCGATAGCTGGAGTAGGAGCTATACGAGGTAGTAGGGCTTATATCTCAGGGACAAGGATTAAAGAGGGTCTGTATACAGGGCTGGTTCCAGTATGGGCTACACCTGATGGAATATGCTACGGATACCCTGCGGGTAAACTATCAATACCAACAGCGAGTAAATACATTATGCCAACCGGTTCTATAGGAGCAAGTCTTGTTAGACCAATGGAAGACAAACAAAATGGGTATACCCAAATTATTTCAACGGTAAGATAAAAGGAGAAGAATATGTCACTACGAGAAAGTACAGGGTTCAGAAATTTTAGGCAGCAGTATGGAAGTACCAAGCGCGGTTTGGCAGGTGGCATTCTCCAGATCTATAGCGGGGCTCAACCCACAACTGCAGATGATGCTCCGAACGGATCGTTGCTTAATACAATCACATTGGCCTCAGGAACACATACACCTGAAACGCTGTCCTCAGGTACGGTAACGTTAACTGGTGGAGCTGCAGGATCAGTGGACACCATCACGGTTGATAGTATTGATATCCTGGGTGGGGCTGTTAATTACAATGCCTCTTTGACACAAACAGCCGCAGACGTTGCTGCTAAGATTAATACAACTCTGAGTTCTCCTGAGTACACAGCAACTGCTTCGGGTGCGATTATTACAATCAGTGCTGTACCAGGAACCGGTACACAACCAAATACAAAAGTTGTGGTATGTACATCTACAACGATTACAAACTCAACAGCTAATATGGCCAGTGGTGTTGCCTCAGTCAATGGCCTAACCTATGGACTTTCCGCAGCTGGTGTATTGGCAAAGTCTGGTATCTGGTCAGGTGTTGCTGTTCTTGACGGTACGCCTGGATGGTTTAGATTTGTTCGCGCTGCTGCTGATGCATCAGGTGCTTCGACTACAGCTATTCGTATTGATGGTAGTATTAGTTCATCAAGCGCAGACCTCAACATTAACCCTTGCACAAGTATCAATGGTATCACACTGACAATTGATTCATTCACTTTTACCGAGGCTGCTGCATAATATTTCGGGGATAATATGACTCTTTCATATGCATCTATTATATTCCCTGTACTGGGTGGTGCTGGCAGCAGCACTGCCCAGATGCAGTCTGGTTCAGGGGGTTTAACCTTCTCTGGGATATCTGGTTTTGGTAACACCTCACATAATAGTATAGGATCAGGTAGTCCAAAACTGACAGGTTTAGAAATAAACATCGTCGCTGGAGGGAACGGAAGTCTTGTACTTAATAGTATAGAGAGCACTGGAGCTGCACATATTGCCTCTAAATGTACAGGCAGCGTCAATGTAGCTAAACTTAGTAGTTATGGTCTTGGGTCAGTTGGTCAGGTAGGAAAAGGCAGTATTAGCTTAGATAAATTATTTGTAGTAGGATCTGCCCATTATATATCTTCAGCACAGGGAGCAATTATATTTCCCGTACTTGAAGCTGAGGGATATAGTTTTACAGAATTGTTTTATACTACAGTACTAAATCCGCTAAATGCTTCGGTTACAGAGTACACCAATTTTAATTTTAGTTCATACTGTGAATTCCCTGCGAATAATTTCCTAGGGGCAAATAGTAACGGAGTGTTTAAACTCTTTACGGGAGATACAGATGATGGTAGTCTGATATCTGCAAGAATGGAGTTTGGTATAACAGATCTTAGTGACGAAAATAAGAAGCGCGTATGTGACGGATATATCAGTTATCGTGGGGATGGAACACTAGAGATCATGCTAGATGCTGATGAACAGGGTAATTATGATATATACAATGTAGTACCTATCGGGGACATGCGGCTCAGAAACTATAGGTTTAAAACTAGTAAATATCGCCAAGGAAAACTCTGGACCTTAATAGTCCAGAACAAAGACGGTGCTAATTTGGATATAAATGAGATAGCTTTGTTTTATGATATCCTCTCACGGAGAATATAATGGGACTAGGCGATCAGCATAGGATCAGAATACACAATGGACTACAGCATGACGCACAACCATACATGGAACAAGCTAGGGCGATCATGCATCAAACCCGCGAACAAATCTTGTTGTCTCCTGTAGGGCTTACCACATATCAAATACATAGAGAACTTGACGATGGTACTGTTATTAACTGTCTTAAAGTTGGAGATCAAGAAGTAACTGATGTATACCTAGTAACTAAAATCGAGAAAGAAGAGAAAAAGAAAGAAGAACCCCAATTTTGTCCTCTGGCTATTTTGGTATATAAGGAGCTAGATAATTCAGGCGACCACGGGTATCTTTTCCTGGATTGGGATTTAGTACCTACGTACTATATGGAATCCGCAGAAGTAAGAGAAAATTATTTTGCCACAACCCCGCTGTATCTATATGAAGAAGAAACTATTACCGGCCCTGTTACAACTGGCACAACGGACCAATTACCTATTGACACTATGCCCTCTCAATATTTTTATGGACAAGCTACAACCAGCGACTATTTTTATTGGTTCAATGCTACTTCAACTACTAATACAGTAGGAACTCCTACATGGTATTATGTATCGGATAATAGCACTTATGGTACTGAAGCAGGTACGCCAACTAGAACCTTGTACCAGCATAATACTTATATCTACGGACAGCGCAAGTTTAGCGGTATGGATTATTTACATAACTCATATACTCTTACCGAGGGTGGAGGGTATGGGGCAGAATTATTTGGTAATAGATATGTAAAGTGGTACTGGAAAGAAAACTATGATAGTAACAAAGTATCCATATACGAACAATTTAGGTATTACCATTGGGAAGGAGTATCCCATTCTGCTCTGGATGGGGCGGTTATAATAAATGGAGCCTCACACCATATGTATACTCAAATTTATGATGCGACTATTCCAGAAAACCCTAGTTTGTCCCCCATATGGAACACCGTAGGCACTGGAGAAAATGTTAAAGACTATAGGGGTACTGCATATGAATACCCAGAAAAAACAAAATACGATGTAGCGAATTATGGGGCGACGCTAAATATAGATTATAAGGTATATTCAGAACAGATGGATTATTATATACCCCAAGACGACGCAGTAAACATGGAGCGTAAGGAGCTATGTCTAGTAGGTTCGGCTCTGTTTGTTGATAATGCAGATGGTAATACAGCAACGTCACAATTACTTTACTATCATTTAGTACAAGATAACAAGTACACGTCACGTAGATTTCCTGCAAACGGAATTATAAAATTTGGGTCTAAACAATACTACGGAGTTAAGTATAGATTTGATACTTACGAAAACCATGCGCTGATCTTGTTTATGATGCGGAAAAAAGTATAATAATTTAACCCTTGCCATATAAGTGAATTCATCATATAATTGTAGCATAATTATATGGAGGTTTTATTATGTCAGTTTCTAGTAACCCAGCATCAGAATCAGGTACTATTGTTGTTGAACGTTTTAATACGGGCATGAACTTAGCTATCACTGCTTTTGCTCAAAATACTGCGCTTACTCAAATGCTACAAGCTTTTGCTACTAGTCTAATGGAACATGCTAAACCATTGGATAATATCCCTCTTATTGAAGCCCCAACATATAAAGAACTTGATGCAATGTTTAATCTATCAAAACCAGTAGTTCCAACTATTGGTGACTTCCCCGCACTACCAACTATCAACGCAGCCCCTACCGCTAATTTCTCTTACAGTGAATCTGCATATACTTCTTCAGTAGAAGACGCACTACGGGTAAAACTCGTTGATAAGATTACTAATGGTGGCACAGGTCTTGGTGCAGCAGTAGAGCAAGGGATATGGGATAGAGAAAAGGAACGAGCCCTGCTAGATCACAAGGATGCAATTGATCGTATGTCTGGAGAAGTTGCATCTAATGGGTTCCCTATGCCAGATGGTGTTATCTCTGCCATGCTGATTGATCTTGAGACTAAGTACAATGATGCTCGGCTCACTTCAAATAGAGATATCGCAACCAAACAAGCAGAACTTGCTTATAATGCGACTCAGAAATTTATCGATTCAGGTATTTCCTTTGAAGGAACTGAGCAGACATATGCAACCACAATGCGTAGTCGTTTGCTCGAAGCAGCTAAAGCAGGTCCTGAAATAGCAGTATCTTTATATAGGGCTGAGGTAGAACGGATCAATGTATATGTTGCCCAATATAATGCAATCGCGACTAAGACAAATGCTCAGGCTGATATATTTAGATCGCAAGTACAAATGTATTCATCTGAAGCAGATGTTAAGACCAAAATTATTGGTTCGTCGGTTTCTAAATATTCTGCAGAAGTCGATGCTGTTGCCAAAGCAAATTCTTCAGAAGTAAATAGGGATGATCTTCTTGTCCGTCAACTTGCTACTTTCCTGAACCTGCAGCTTGAAGCTTTGAAATCTGTAACACAAGTAAACTCACAGATCGCAGCCTCGGCATTAACTGGCATGAGTGCAAATGCAAGTATCGGAACAAGTGCAAATTCATCTGAATCTGATAATAGAACCACACAACAACAACTCGGAATTAATTATTCTGATATTACGTATCATAATCCTGAATAATAAGGAGCAAACATCATGGCAAATATATTTAATCGTAATCCGTCTGGGGCATTAACTGGAATAAACCTAGAAGGGCTAAAAGAATTTATGAACCAACCTGCCCCATTAACTGGGATCGGGGGGGTTTCAAATACTCCTACTGATAATTCAAAAATTGGGAATAATGCAACACTTCAGGGTGTACTCGGTAATGTTCAGATCCCACAACAACCAATTAATCCTAATTTCACTGGGGCACCCCCACAATTAACTAATGTTGCTCCAGCACCAACTCCAACTGTAGTTTCTAGACCAGCATCGTTTAGGAATGCTACTAAAGCGCCCGGTGCTCCTCCTGCGGTAGCGACTCCTGCAATTCTTGGTACACCTTTTAACGCAGGAGAAGGTAGTAGGATAATGGAGAACGGAATAGATACTATTCGTGGGTTGCCAGGGCATGTTGCAATTGCTCCTACAGCAACTCCAAAAGGATTGTTTGGGGGCTACAATAGTCCTGAGGCAATAAATACACAACGACAGCTTGCAAGTGAATTACAAAGTGCTCTGATGCACATGAACCCAGAAAAACGTTTTGGTACTAGCATGTCCCCTTCGGGTTTAGGTTATTCTTCAGGTTCAGGAATAAAAGCATTACCAACTCTATTGGCTGGAATAGAAAAAATGTATGGTGGGCAGGCCGCACAGTCTGGAACTGAGGCTCAATTAGGCGTAACAGCAAGTCATGATACAGATCTCGCCCAACAAGCTCAGTCAAAAATAGGACTAGAAAAACAAGAACTCCCAAGTAAAATAGCTCTTAATCAGGCACACGGTACTTATTTTAGAGAAATGGCTAAAGCTGCAAATACTAAAGCTGATAAGGCTGGAGCTGGAGCAGGCGGTGCACTAGATAGAATAGCTGCTAAAGCAGAAGCAGCAGATGAATTGGCTAAAATGAAAGCGGGACTTAGTTCCGATGCCAAGATTGAAAATTATCTTATGACCCAAGGTTTTCCCTTTGATCCTATGTCAGTTACCAAATTTAAACAAGGCCAAGAATTCACACAACCGGCAGAGGGTAAAAAACATTGGTTCAAAGCTAATGTACCTGAATCGTTAGGAGGTTGGGCTCCTAAAGGATCAATTGTTGTTGGTACTGATCCTAAAGGCAATCCAATATTCGCAGCAAAACCTAAAAAATAAAAGGAATTATATATGTCCGAATATTTTACTTTAGACGAAAAAGGCAACAGAGTACCCTATAACGAACCTCTTCCTGAGAAAACAACTACTGTAGAGGAAACACTTAAAGCCCCCGCACGTATTCTAGGCAAAACTGTTGATATTTTAGGCGAACAGGCGCAAGGTTTAATCCGTCATTTTCGAAGTTCGCAAAATACTTCGATTGCCCCGTTGGAGCAAGTAAGCCCACAGTCCACAATCAACATGAGGAACTGGGGTAAAAACCTTGCTGCAGCCAGCGAAATAGCCCCTGCATATAGGGCTGAACACCCTATTATTTCTACTGCTGGCGATATAGCAGAAACATTACCTGGGACACTCGCTGCTTTCGCAAACCCAGCTGGTGTTATAACAGGTCCTGCTGCTTTTTTCGGTGGTCAATATGAGAAGTCATATCGATCTGGAATAGAGCATGGTCTGCCAGAAGTATCAGCTCGTAGTGCTGCTCAAGCTCCTGCTACTATTGCAGGTATTGGGGCTGCATTAATGGGCCCAGTTGCTAAAGTTGCAGGAGGTTTAGTCCCAGCTGCTAGAACAGCAGAAGAACTAATACGTCCTGCTATTTCCACCTCGCTACAACGTGGCCTTGCTGGTATTGCAGCAGACACATTGGTTATGCAGGGCCAAACAGCAGGTATCGCAGAAGCTGAGAAAGCAACAGGTGCTCGTCCTGAGGCTAATGCTATGGAAGAAGTATGGAAAAATCCTACTGCATGGGTATCAGCTATAATGATGGGTGCAGGATTCAGAGGGCTTAGTGGCATGCAGAAAGCCTTGGAACTTCGTAGCCTACGTTCTGCTATGTCTAATCCTGAATATCCTTCCCAGAAGCGTATGCTTGCTGCTGAGAAGATTCAGAACGCATTGAGGGAAACAGATCCAGTAGCTGCAGAGCAGTTTGGTGCAAAAGCACTAGAGGCTATTAATAATAAACAGGCAATGCCCTTTGGCTTGGAAAAACCAAAAGAAAAAATTATCAACGCACTTGAAGAAAAAGTAGCTAACCCAGAATCCAACTTTGAAGACAATCTGGCAAAAGCCATGACTGAACCTATTGAAAAACCTATAACCCCAGGCATTCATCCAGAACTACATAATTCTTTAGCCTTCAGTGTGAGCAAAGGAATTGACCCAAACGTTGATATGGCAAGTACCAAAAAGACTGAGGACTACTTGAAACAACAAGGGATTGAGTACAAAAGAGTCCAAGGTGTTTACAAGGGTACTCCAGAAGAATCTTTTGTAGTTTCTAATACTCCGGCAAATGCAAAAATTGTAAATCGTATCGCTACTAAATTTAACCAAGATTCGATAATACATACCGATGCCGAGGGCAATGTCAAACTTATATATAATAATGGCGAAGAAAAATTTATTGGAGCAATGCGAGAAGTATCCCCAGAAGAAACTAAAACTCTTCAGTCATATACATTTGATCCCAAATCGGGAAAATATTTTAGTACATCGGAGGCGCAAAATGCCACTCAAGAAGGGGGCATGGAGCAAGGAACAAAATTTCAGGGAGTTAACACAGGCAATAAAGGAGTAGGATTATCTCCTGCATTCATGGATGCGTACCTCAAACAAGTAACGAAAGATCGTAAATTCGCAACGGAAGAAAATGCATCAGGTGAATCAGCAGCATCGCTTGAGGCTATAAGAAGATCTGGAAATGAACCTCCTCGCCTACGTTTTGATACACGTTCTGGCAAAGGTAACATTCTTCGAGGTGTTGATGCTGTTGATTTTCAGCCTAGCCCATATGAAATAGTTATCCAACGCACAGGTAGGGACGGTGAAATGTCTATAGTATCCCAAGGTGCTAAAGTAACCGATTCTATGCTCACTAGGGCATTATCAAAATATCGTGCTTCTGTTGAAGAAGGTATTGGCAAACAGGAATCTACCCCAGAAGCAGGTATCGCTCTATCTAACCCCAGTAAAAAAGTAATTGGTTTGGATATTGACGGTGTGTTTAATATCAACGATGGTAAGGGTACAGTAGATCCTTCTAGAGTTATTGAATTTAATAAAATTCTAAACCAGAATGGAAACCCCGACATCGTACTTGGTTCTACTTGGAGAGAATCAGCATTACTTAAAAATGATATAGCTGAAGCTCAAGCAGTTGTTGATAGTCTTGGAATTAAAGCAAGGGTTGTGGGGGTTACTCCAGATCTTGGTGGTGACGCTAACATGGGTTCTCGTGGTGCTGAGTACAAAGCATGGGAAGACGCATACGGGCGTAAGTATGGATCTGAACTTGTTGCAGTACTAGATGATCGTGCGGATCTTACAGAACTCGGCCCTCGCCACATTAAGACAGAGAATGGACTTAGCGAAGACACATTGAATCAATTAGCTTCAGCACTCAAACCGGCACCAACTCTTACAAAAGGGATCGTACAGAAAACATTTCCTAAATCGGAAGTAAGTGAAACTCCTGAAGGTTTTATGGTAAAGACTCCTGGTGGTACTGAGATGCTAGTAAAAGAGCAATCAGTTATTATCATGACTCCTCGTGAACGTGTAGCCGCAGAAAAGGCTTATGGGCGTGAACTCACAGCTAGCGAAGAACCAATAGCAGCAATTGAACTTGGGCTTGATACTATCTTAAGCCTTACTCCTCGTGGGGTTAAAGCCATTGACCATGAAAAATGGCATTGGGCAGAATATGCTGCATTAAGTAAAAAAGAACTGGATATTGTTTCCAAAAAGTATATAACCGAAGAAGCTCGTGCTGATGCATACCAAGAATATATTAACAAACTAGGCAAAAATCTTAATGCTAAACCTGCTAATAAGATTGAGGCTATATGGCAGAAGATGGTTGATTTTTACCAAAAAGTTAAATCTATGTTTGTACTGAGCGAACAAGACGTATTTGGTAGGTTAGCAAAAGGTGAGATGGAAACACGAGCTCCAAAATACGGGGAAACTACCAAGGAATATCTTCAAGCTTTAGCCTCATTAAGTAAAACGCCAAAGAACGCAGTAGAAGCTTGGAATATTCCAAGCACTCCTGAAGTTCCTATTAAATACTCTATCCAAGATATGGCTAAAAGTGTTAAAGAAAGTAAATTCGTGGAAGACGATGTTAAACCCAAAGCAATTAATGCGATTAATAACATAAGAGAAGTAGGCGATCAAGCCCTACGTGCATTTGCTCCTGCTGCTCGTTCGGAGCAAGCCTTCCAGACACAAGCAGAATTTCGTAATGTTCTTGGGGAGATGTGGAATAAACAACTTCAGGCTTCAACTAAATTAGATAAGATTATGAAGGATATTAGAGGAGAAGTTTCCACAGTATCCTCAGTGCTTGACAATATCCGTTCTCAGGGTAAGACTTTAGCTGATACTTATTTCTCCAAAATGCCTGAAGGCGAAGCACATGAATTTATGGCGCGTATGGATAAAGGGCTAAACCAAGTTGATGCCCCACGCCAAGCCATTGCTGATTTTATGAAAACTTCATTTGATTCCAGAGTACAAGCTATTCAAGAATTAGGTACTGGTCTACTCACAAACATCCAAACAGGGGAGGGGGAAAATCCATTTTTCCCTCGGTACTGGGAAAAAGGAGAAGAAGCACAAAAGACTATTTATTCTAATATATCCAAACGCCCTCTTGAAGGCGGCAAAGCATTTGCCAAACAGAGAGTGTTTGACGATATTTATGCAGGTATAAACGCTGGATACAAACTGGTATCTAATAATCCTGTTGACCTTTTCTTTATGAAACTTGGAGAACTTGATCGATATATTGCTACCCATAAAATGCTTCAGGCATTAGAGAACGAGGGCATTGCTCGTCTAGTCCCTGCCGGTGAGGGAATGGAGCAAGGAGAAACCAATATACTTGGAACCTATGGTACGGTAAAACGTGCTGAGGTAGACCCTAATGGTGTACAGCTTCTCGGTTCAGAAAAATCTTACAGGTACGCTGTACGTGATGATGTTGCACAGTTAGTTAATAACTACCTTTCTCAGAATCTATATAATAATAAGTACACCGGGAAAGCGTTCTCAGGATATATGAACATAGCTAATAATCTTAATCAAATGCAACTTGGGGTAGGATCTTTATTCCACGGCGGGTTTACTACTCTTGAAGCAATTATTAGCCACGCAGCCTTAGGAATTAAAGCTATTTCTAATGGTGAAATTACCAGAGGTGTAAAATATATAGCCGCCGCTCCTGCGGAAGCATGGAGAAACCCGCAAATAGGAAATAAAGTATTATCCGAAATGGCAACCCCAGGGAGCGAAGGTATTTCTATGGGGATGAATATTCCATTGATAGCTGAAAATGCTGTTCTCGCTGGGGCTAGAAAAGGAATGGACACAAGATTCCAAACACATACAACAGAAAAAATGTTTGAGGCATGGTCTAATGGGAACAAAATAGGTGCAGTTATTAGATCACCACTCGCTATGGTGGAACAGATGGCGCGTCCTCTTATGGAATATCTTGTGCCTAGACAAAAATTTGGAGTTTTTGCCGATATGAGCTCCTATTGGATGAACGAACATCCAAATGCTTCTTTTAGCGAAAGACGTGATGCGATGCAAGAAATATGGAACCGTGTTGATTCACGTCTAGGCCAAGTTGTTTATGATCGACTATTTGTAAATAACATAGCCAAAAATTTTGTGCAAGGGGCCATTCGTGCTCCAGGTTGGACTGGGGGTACTATACTAGAACTTAGTGGAGGTATTAAAGATATTGGAACTATGATTAAAAATGTAGCCCACGGGGAAAAGCCTAATATGTCTGACCGCACAGCATACGGAGTATCTTTGGTTTTGACCACAATGATTGCCAATGGCTTACTAACCGCCCTGTTTACCGGAGAAGCCCCTGAGGGAAAGGACTTTGTAGCCTTTAGGACAGGTAATACCGACGAACATGGATTTGAAGAACGTTTTATGCTCCCTACTTACATGAAGGACGTTCTCGCCTATAGCGAAGCCCCAAGTACTACCCTAGCAAATAAACTACATCCCGCTATTGGGCTAGTAAAGAACTTAGCAACCAATAAAGACTATTATGGTACTGAAATCATCCACGAAGGCGATAATATAATCTCCCAAGCTGCTCAAGTTGCGGGGTTTACTATCAAACAATATCAACCTTTTTGGGTACGAGGCGTACAAAAAGAATCAGAACGTGGAGGTGGGGCTATGGCATTAGGAGCTCCATTTATTGGTATTATGCCAGCTCCTTCCGACCTTAATAGAACACCAGCAGAACGTATGATTCGTGGGTTTGTGTCCGAACGTATGCCTAAAACATCTAAGACTAATGTAGAATTTGAACGGAGTAGAATGCTCACTAAACTTACTTCTGAATTTAGACAGCAAAATCCAGATGCAGAAAAAGACTTGCACGAAGCAATCGCTAATGGTATTATCAGTACAGTTGCTTCCAAAAGTATAAAAAATGCAGCTAAATTATCTCCACTTGAATCTGGATTTAAAAGATTGTCTCTTGAAGAAGCGCGGAAAGTAATGGAGCGAGCAACACCTGAAGAAAGAACTATACTATCACCCATTTTAAAAAACAAGGAAGCACATGCCAAAAAACTCTATCCCAATGCGGAAGAGAATCTCTAACACAAGGAAGGTGATTATGAACGCACAAGTGATGATGAAAAAATGGCAGCGACGTTTGGGTTTGGGAAATTGGGAGATAGATTTTCAAGTATTATCCCCGGAAGAATATCAACAAACTGAACAAATGTTAGGAGTAGAGCCAGGAGGCTCACAAGCATTAGTGTCCCCCTGTGCAGATCGTGCTGAAGCACAAATGAATCTCAGAGAAGGAAGTGATCGTCCTGAACTATCTATTATCCACGAATTAATTCATCTTAATCAGAACGGCATGAATGAGATTATGACGCAAATGGTAAATAGTATTGATAGCAAAGTACTCGCTAATTCACTTGTGGAATTATACATCGCTGCGCATGAATGTAGTGTCCATAGTACTGCACGAGCTTTTTACAATCTTCAAAATAGCTACGAACTACAAATATCTAAACTCAAAAAACAACTTATATCAGAGAAAGAAGTACTTGTGGAGAAAGAAGTAACCCCGATGGGTTTTAGACTGGATGAATAGGAGAAAATATGTCAGTATCCTCAGCGTTTGCTTCCTTTCGGGAAAGCATAAACAATTTAATCCGCAACGATAAACCAGAATGTGCTACCGATGTTATCTTTATATTTGGAATGTTGGTACTTTTAGCCTTGCAACTTTATGCTACTTTCGCACTCACTACAATTCCTTATTTTGAAGTAATGCTCGCAGCAATTAGCACATGTAAAATGTTTAAAGCATTTGTGAAAAAGGAGAATTAACTATTATGAAAGAGCACAAGGGTAGGGGGTTTAGGGCTCCAGCCAAAAAAAGTAACCCTAATTTGAAAAAAGTTAAGGGGTAATATCGAAGGGGGGTTTAACCCCCCCTTCTTTATTTTAAGGCATATACTTTATAATGTCTCGCTCTACCATCCCAATCCCTCTTTACGTATCTATCTTTTACCAATATTGTACCAGCGCGTACCCCTTCTCTTAATAGTTTTTGTGTTTTTATTAGACTAATATTTAGAAGAATACCTATTTCTGTAGTAGTAAGCCCCTCAGATACATCATTGGTAGTAGCAAGCTCAAGAGCTTTCCGCCATTCTTCGTAAGTAATATCTGTTTGCATCATTCTGCCTCCGGTCGG